GCCCAAATGCTAATGATGGTATTTTGTATGCTGGATCTTTAACAGATAATAAAGATCTTATTAATACAAAAGCTACATCAAAAGTTGGTGACTTTGTAGTATGTGCATCTTTGAATTCAACAGCGCACTGGACGATTGTTGATGCACAAGGTGTATTCGCGAAAGAAGCGTAATAATTAATTTAGTGTGGGGCTTCGGCCCCATACAAATTTAAGGAGAATATTATGGCAGGCGGAGGATCATTTTCAAGTGATCAAAAATTTACTAACAGAACAAGTGATGGAGCATTTAAAACTATCACTGGTGGTGGAACTGATTTAGGACCATGTAGAGTAACATATATTATGGCTCATGGTGCTAACAATGCTATTGTTAAATTACATGATGGAACTGGAACAGGTGGACCTGTAGAGTTTCAAGCTAAGTTTGGCACCGAAGGTTTAGATGTATTTGTTCCTGGTTCTGGTATAAGATTTAGAACAGGAGTCTTTTTAGATTTAACTAATACAGACTCTGTAACAATAGGATATACGGGATAATGAAAAGTGATGTAAAGGCAGTTCGAAAAAATTCAACAGGTTCTGTATTTGCAGGAAGAACTAGATTAAGAGGAATTATTTTAGCCTCAACAGGTTCTGCAGGTTCAGTTACTTTACAAGACGGAAACTCAGTAACACAATTTCAAGTAGACGTTCCAGCAGGTGATGTATTTGCATATAATCTTGCAGAAGATGGAATTGTATTTGATGGTGGAATGACTGTTTCTGCTCTTTCGAATGCTACGGTAACTGTTATTATAGATAAGTAGGAGGTCAAATGGCAAACACAACCTCTGGAACATACGTCTTTGAAAAAAATTTTTCTATTGATGAAATAATAGAAGAAGCTTTTGAAAGAATGGGTATTCAGAACGTAACTGGATATCAATTAAAAACATCTAGAAGAACATTAGATATAATGTTTCAAGAGTGGGCTAATCGTGGTCTTCACTATTGGGAAATTCAAAACAATAATATCACATTAGTAAACGGACAATCTGTATACACTATGTTTAGATCAGCAGCAGATGGTGCATCTGATGCTACAGCAGTGTTTGGTGTAGATGATGTATTAGAAGCAAGTTATAGAGACTCAAGTAATGTTGATGTTCCATTAACAAAAATTGCAAGATCTGCATATCAAGCTTTATCTAATAAAAGTGCTACAGGTCAACCATCACAATATTTTGTACAAAGATTTATAGATAGAGTTACAATAACTTTATATTTAACACCAGGAGCTTCTCAAGCTGGTGATAAAATTAATTATTATTATGTAAGAAGAATACAAGATGCAGGCGCTTACACTAATGCAACTGATGTGCCGTATAGATTTGTTCCTTGTATGGTATCAGGTCTAACTTTTTATTTATCACAAAAATATGCACCACAAAGAACACAAGAATTTAAATTATATTATGAAGATGAATTAAATAGAGCTTTACAAGAAGATGGATCTTCTTCTAGTTCTTTTATTACACCTAAATCTTACTTCTCGGAGGTTAATTAATGGCTGTTGGTAAGCATGCAAAATTTATTTCTGATAGATCTGGATTAGAGTTTCCTTATAGTGAAATGGTAATAGAATGGAACGGATCTAGAGTACACATATCAGAATTTGAACAAAAACATCCACAATTAGAACCAAAAAGATTTATGGCTGAACCACAAGGTTTACGTAATGCAGCTCCTGCAAGAATAGAACCTGCAGTTGCTAGATTACTTGGCCCTAATCCATTTTCAATAACTAATGGATCTACAACAATAACTGTTACAGATATAAACCATGGAAGATCTACAAACGATACTGTAAGATTTAGAAACGTAGAAGGTTCTCCAGGGGGATTATCATCTACCGCATACACAGCTGGATCTGGATTTACGATTACAGTTACTACTACAGATAAGTATACATTTACATTAGGATCAACCCCTACTATAACAGAACAAGCAGGAGGAATGACAGTTACAGCAGGACCAGTAACTCTAGACGCATAATGGCATATACTTTAACAAATATAACAGATGATATTAGAAATTATACAGAAGTAGATAGTGGAGTATTAACAACTGCAGTTGTAAATAGATTTGTGCAAAATGCAGAAAACAGAATTTATAGAGAAGTAGACTCAGATGATAATAGACATTATGCTACATCTAACCTGGCTATTGGAAATAGATATGTAACTATCCCATCTGATCTTAGAAATATTAGATATGTTCAATTAAAAGATACAAACGTAACTCCAAACACACAAACATTTTTAGAAAAGAAAGATACCAGTTATATGGCAGCATTTTATGATACTCCGAATACAGCCTCTGGAATACCAAAATATTATGCTAACTGGGATGCAAATTTTTGGGTGGTTGCACCCACACCAAACGCTACTTATGAGATAACACTTGCATATATGAAACAGCCAGTGAGTCTTACAGATGCTGCTAAAAGTGGGTCTGGAACATATCTATCTAATAAGTATCAAGATTTACTTTTATACGCCTCACTGGTAGAAGCATATGCATACTTGAAAGGTCCAGTAGATATGCTACAATACTACGAGGCAGCTTATAAGCGAGCTTTAGCTTCTTATTCTATTGAACAAGAAGGTAGAAGAAGACGAGACGAATATCAAGATGGTGTTATTCGTAACGTAATAAAATCACCATCACCATAATAAGGAGAAAATATGGCAAATATAGTACCAAATTCTTTCAAGTCCAATTTGTTAAAAGGCGTATTTAATTTTGACACTTCTGGAAATGGAGGAAACCAATTCAAGTGTGCTTTATATACTGCTATCACTGGTTATAGTACATCTTCAACAGTGTACTTAGCTGGAACTGGTAACAACGAAGTTAGCACTTCTAACACAAATTACAGCACAGGTGGATTAGCATTAGTTAATGCAGGTGTTGATGGAACAAGCGCAACGTCTTTTATAGATTTTGATGATCTTACTTTTCCATCTGTAACTTTAACAGCAAGAGGCGCAGCAATTTATAAAAGCACTGGCGGCGGTAACGAGTTGGTCCTAGTTTTAGATTTTGGTAGTAATAAAACAGCAACTAACGGAGACTTTGTAATACAGTTTCCTGCTGGGAATTCTAGCAATGCTATTATAAGATTAGGCGACGCGTAATAGTTAAGGATTAAATAAATGGCTTTTGTATTAAACGACAGAGTTAAACAGACTAGTACATCTACTGGTACAGCAACAATACAACTATCAACTAACCCAGAGGTTGGATTTGAAAGTTTTGTAACTGGTATCGGTAATACTAATAGTACGTTCTATTGTATATCTCACGATGGCACAGCTGATTTTGAAGTCGGTATTGGAACTGTAACAGATGCAACACCTGATACACTTTCTAGAGATACCGTTATCTCCTCTTCAAACTCAGATAACAAAGTAGATTTTCAAGCAGGAACTAAAACTGTATTTTGTACTTACCCTGCAAAACGAGCTCCGTCTGCAAGTATGACAGCAACAACTTATGTAACAACACACGCTTCAACAATTTCTGATACACAAACAATGGATTCAGGAGTTTTAGCAGGTCCCGTAACTGTAACAGGTACGGTAACAGTAACAGGTAATTTGGTAATTATTTAATGAGTAAAATAGAAGTAAATAAAGTAATACCACAATCAGGAACTAATCTAACTATTGGTGAAGCTGGTGATAGTTTAGTATTTCAAAACGATGTTATACCAAATTCTGCTTTAGCAAATGAACAAATTACAATTAATGGTGTCGCTGTAAATTTAGGTGGTTCAGCTACAATACCAACTGAAACACAGCCGGTTATATCTAGTTTTACACCAACAGTTATAGATGCAGATGTAGGTGGTACGGTAACTATTACAGGACAAAATTTTGCATCAATACCAAAAGTAGAATTACAAAGAGCAAATGGTGCTTTTCAATCTGCAACATCAGTTACATTTACAAGTGCAACAACAATAAGTTTTACAACTGGCACAACTGGTTTAACAAACGGACAAAACGTTAGAATTTTAGTTACAAACCCAGATGGTAATGCAGCTAGAAGTTCGTCAGATTTAGTTATATCAGATGGCCCTGTATTTGTAACAACAAGTTTACCTAATGGAGAAGCAAATGCATCCTATTCACAAAATATAGATGTTACAGGGGATAGTGCTGTAACTATTTCACAATCAGTTGTATCTGGATCATTACCTGCGGGAGTTACTATTGGAACAACATCAAATCCAGCAGGATCAACATATAGAGCTGTAATATCAGGGACTTTACCAAACACTGCTAATCAAACACAGTATAGTTTTACTGTTAGAGCTACAGATGCTCAAGGTCAAACTACAGATCAAGCATTGTCAATTACAGCAGAAGTTGGTATATCAAACGCAGGAGGATTCTGTTAATGGCTAGTGCATCGTTAAAAAGATCAAGAACAGCAGGAAGTACTAAAACTAAATTTACTTTATCAATGTGGTTTAAAAGATCATCTGTTGACGCAAAATATTTAGCGGTTAATTATACTAATGACAGTAACAGAGCATTAGTTCAATTTGGTGGTTCAGATAATTTCATATTTCAAAGCAAATATTCAAATAGTAATAATGCACAAATAGAAACTAACAGAAAATTTAGAGACACTTCAGCATGGTATCATATTGTTTTAATTGGAGATAGCACATTAACAACGGCAGCAGATAGAACTAAGTTATATGTAAATGGTGTTAGAGAAACAAGTTTTTCTCAAGAAACTCAAATATCTCAAGATGGTGATTATTATTTTAACGAAGCAACAACAAATGGTTTTCGTATTGGAGAAAAAGGGGATGGTAGTGATTTTTTTGATGGCTGTATGAGTCACGTTGTATTTCTTGATGGTGTAGCAGCTGCACACACCGATTTTGGTTCATTTGATTCAACAACAGGAATTTGGAAAGCTACGAGTTCACCATCAGTAACATATGGCGCAAATGGTTTCTTTTTAAAATTTGATAATTCAGCAAACATGGGATTAGATTCTTCAGGTCAATCAAATAATTTAACAACAACTGGAACAATAATACAAACTAAAGATACTCCTACTAATGTATTTACTACATTAAATCCTTTAAGAATTTTAGGAACTGCTAATGCAAGCTTAACAAAAGTTGCTACACAATATAATACAACATCATCTTCTTGGGGTAATATTACATCAACACTAGCGTTTTCAAAAGGAAAGTATTACGCTGAATTTAAATTTGCAGCTCTACAATCTAGTAACGGTTATGGTGGTATGGGAATAACAGATGCAACAGAAGCATATAATGCCAATGATAATCTTGTTAATCAAAGTGCAACTTCAGCAGGAGTAAGAGGTGATTATAGAAGTGGACAATCTAAATTAGTATCAGCAGCAAGTGTAGTTAGTTCTAATATAGGTAATTTTAGTAATGGAGACATAATTGGTCTTGCAGCAGATATGGATAATAAAGCATTATATGTGCACTTAAATGGAACTTACTATCAAGTAGGTGGGGTTACGGGTGTACCAACTTCAGGTGCTAGTAAAACTGGCGCATTAACAATACCTGCAACTTGTGTAGACTGTATATTTTTCGTAGCAAGTTATACGTCAGATGCTGTTATTGTTGCAAATTTTGGTAATGGATATTTTGGAACAACTGCTGTAACATCAGCAGAAAATCCAGATGATGGAATTGGTATTTTTGAATACGATGTCCCAGCGGGCTATCGAGCACTTTGTACTACATCATTAAACGCAACGGAGTATAGTTAATGGCACAAATAGATAAACCAAATTTACATTTTAATACCTTGCTTTATACAGGTAATAACACTAATCCAAGAACTATAACTGGAGTAGGATTTCAACCTGACATGGTCTGGAAAAAAGAAAGAAACGCAGGGTTTTCGATAGGAAACATGATGTATGACGTTGTAAGAGGATTAGGTGTTAATAAACATATTAGCACTGTTTCAAGTGCTGTTCAGGGTGATGGTAATGATGCAGAATTTGGATATTTTACAGGACTCACTTCAGATGGTTTTTCAGTAGCCGCAGGTAGTTCTGGTGACGACTATGTAAATGACTCATCATATAACTATGTTGTATGGAATTGGAAAGCAGGAGGTGGTCAAGGGTCCTCAAATACAAGTGGTACTATAAACACAACTTACACATCTGCAAACACAACAGCAGGATTTTCAATTTGTTCATGGACAGGAACAGGAAGTGCAGGAACAATTGGTCATGGATTAGGCGCTGTTCCTAAACTAATAATTGTTAAAAGATTAGATAGTGCTGACACTTGGTGGGTACGTCATGATTCTTTAGGCAATAATGATGCATATTTAGCATTAAACGAAACTAATAGTTCAAGTACAAGTGGTGGATCTGGTTTATGGAATAGCACTGCTCCAACATCTTCATTATTTTCAGTTGGAACCAATACTGGAGTTAATGGCTCTGGTGGAAGTTATGTTGGTTATTTGTTTGCGGAGAAAAAAGGTTATTCTAAAATTGGAAAATATACAGGTGATGGAAGATCAGATGGACCGTTTGTTTATACTGGTTTTAAACCTGCTTTTGTTATTGGAAAAAAATCAAATGGTAATGCTGACAATTGGTATTTACTAGACAATAAAAGAATAGGATACAACGAAGACAATTATTGGTTATATCCTAATTTAAATAATTCAGAATATGGATCTGATCAAAGTAATCATACTGCCTATCACGCAGATTTACTTTCTAATGGTTTTAAAATAAGAAGCCAAGATGATATGGTAAACGGTAACTCTAATGTTTATGTTTTTTGGGCATTTGCAGAAAACCCAATAGTAGGATCAAATAAAGTACCAGCGGTGGCTAGATAATGAGTGAAATTAAAGTAAATAAAATAACACCTAGATCAGGAACTAGTGTACAACTAGGAGATAGTGGTGATACTGTAAATTTACCTTCAGGATCTTCATTAACTTTACCAAATACTTCTGTTGCAAACGCAGCATTACAAGGTTCAGGACAGATTACAATTAATGGTCAAGCAGTAGCACTTGGTGGATCAGTAACAATATCTACAATTGCTAGACCAACTTATAACTCAGGTCAAAGTTTTACAATCGCACCAACTACAAATACTTCTATAACTATTGCAGGAACTAATTTTCAATCCGTACCTGTTGTTGAAGCAATAAACTCATCTACAGGTGCAATTACAAGAGCGGTAACTGTAGCTTTTACAAGTTCAACTTCTATTGCAGCCGTGTTTAATTTAGCTGCAGCATCATATTTTATTAGAATTGAAAACAATGATGGTGGTGCAGTTAGATCTACAAACGCAGATCTAACAGTATCTACTTCACCTTCTTGGTCTACATCAGCGGGATCAATAGGTACATTTAGTGCAGGAGCAACTATCTCTGGATTGAATGTTCAAGCATCTTCTGATAGTAATGTAACAATAACTGAAACAACATCGGTGTTGACGTCAAATGCAAATACGCCAGCAACGACTATGAATTTAACATTGTCTGGATCTCCAGCAAGCAGTGCAACTTATTCAATAAGTGGTACGGCACCGTCACCTACAAGTGATCAAACGTACAACTTTACATTAAGAGCAACAGATGCTGAAGGACAGACCGCTGACAGAGCATTTAGTATTACAATATCTGTTGGTGCTAACAATTCAGGACAGTTTAACTAGGATAATATTATGGCAAATAGTTATTTAAATAGAACACCATCATCAACAGGAAACAGAAGAAAATTTACTTTTTCATTTTGGATTAAAAAATCTAAGAATGGCACAAGTGAAACTATTTATAATGTAAGACCTGATAGTAATGGTGCAAACAGATTAAGTTTTCATTCTACAGATACATTTAGAATCGCTTTTGAACCTATAAGCAAATATATATTTACAAGTAGAAAATTTAGGGATACTAACGGATTTTATCATATAGTAGTTGCTGTTGACACAGAACAAGCAACAGCAGCAGATAGAGTAAAAATATATATTAATGGAGTGCAAGAGGGAAATTTAGTTAAAGGAGATGGTGGTGCAGCAACTTATCCAGATCAAAATGCAGATTTAGATATTAATACACAAAATGTAATAAATATTGGTAGAGACTTAGAAACATCTAGTAATTTTTTAAATGGATATATTAGTCATTTTTCATTTGTAGATGGACAACAATTAACACCAACAACATTTGGTTCTACAGATTCAACATCAGGTATTTGGAAATTTAAACCACCAACTGGAGTTACTTGGGGTACAAATGGTTTTCATTTAAAATTTGAAAACTCTGGTGCATTAGGTACAGATAGTTCTGGTAATTCAAACACATTTACAGTTAATGGAAATTTAAAACAAGCAATTGACACACCATCAAATGTTTTTAATACTTGGAATAACAATGTTGGATCAGACATAAAACCAGGTTTTACATATTCTAATGCAAATACAACTCTTGTATTTGCATCACCAGCAAATGATAGTTGGGGATTTTCTAATCTTGGAACATTCTCTGGTAAATACTATGCAGAGTTTAAGATGACTGCTTTTTCAGATAACACTCACTATATAGGAGTAAAATTTTTTCCAGGTATAGAAACATCAAGTAATTTTAAAAATACTATTTTTTTACGTTTTGCAAAAAGCAGTAATAATGTTGCTATCTATAGTGGCTTTACATCAGCATTCTTACAAGAAAATATGACATCTTTAAGTGCTGGAGATATTATAGGAATTGCAGTTGATATAGAAAATGGAACTGTTCAATTTTATAAAAATGGTTCGACATTTGGTAATCAAGTAACTGGTCAAGCAACTAATTTTTCAGGAAAGCAATTACAGTTTGCTTGTTTTGGTGAAGGTTCTGGTTCAGCAAGTGGAAGGACTTTTACTATTGATGCAAACTTTGGAAATGGATTTTTTGGAACAACTGCGATTTCTTCTGAAGGTACTAATGCTTCAGGTATTGGAAAATTTGAGTATGATGTTCCTGCAAATCATACTGCATTTTGCACAGAGGGATTTAACTTATAGGAGGTACTATGGCTTATTCAACAATTACAAAACCTGGTTTACATTTTAATACTGTTACTTACGCAGGTAATGCTGGAACAAATGCAATCACAGGAGTTGGATTTCAACCTGATTGGGTTTGGATTAAAGTTTACGATGACACATCAAGCCACAGGTCTTTTGATAGTGTTAGAGGTGTAACTAAAAGATTAAAACAAGATACAACTGAAGCAGAAGCAACTGCTGCTACCGAATTAACAGCTTTTGGTGCAGATGGTTTTACTGTTGGAAATAGTGCTGCAATAAATGGAAGTGGCGATAATCATGTTGCTTGGAACTGGAAGGCAGGGACAACATCTGGTATTACTCAAGGCGGAGCATCAATCACTCCTACATCTTATTCTTTAAATGCAACTGCTGGATTTTCTATAATAAAATATACAGGAACAGGAAGTAATGCAACAGTGCCTCACGGCCTTGGAGCTACACCAGATATGGTGATTGTAAGGAATACTACAGATACAGAACAATGGGTTGTTTATCATAAAGGATTAGACACATCTGGTAACAATGAACCAGAAGATTATCATATAAGATTAAATTCAGATGCAGCAAAAGTTGATGAAGCGGCTGTCTGGAACGATACAGCCTTTACTACTAATACATTTTCTGTAGGAACATCTGGAGCTTCTAATGGAAGTAGTGATAATCACATAGCATATTGTTTTAGATCAATACCTGGTTATAGTTTAGTGGGATCATTTTTAGGTAATGGAAATGCAGATGGTACATTTGTAAACTGTGGTTTTAAACCTGCATTTTTATTAACAAGAAGAATATCAACAACTGCGAGTTGGAGAATAATAGATTCAAAAAGAGATATAGATAACCCAGCTAATACAAATCTTTATCCAAATCAAAGTGCTGCTCAATATACAGAGTATGATGTTGATTTTCTTTCTAATGGTTTTAAAATAAGAAATAGTGGTGCTCAAATGAATGCAGATGGTTATGCGACCATTTTTTATGCTGTAGCACAAGAACCATTAGTGGCTAATGTAGGAAAAGGTGTGCCAGCAACGGCAAGATAATTATGAGTAGTATATTAAAAGTAGATACGATACAGGATCAAGACGGCAATCTGATCATCAGTAAAGATTCTGGTGGTGCAGGTTTCCAGGGTAAGTATTATTCTTCTACTGCTCCACTTGTATACGAGGTAAAGGTTGCAGCAAAGACAGCCGACTCACCATACTTTGGTGTTGGTAGTTCTCTTGGATATTATATCAATGGTATACAGACACCTATAATAGAATTAAAAGGACAAGATACTTCTAAACCATATTACTATAGATTTGATCAAAGTGATTCATCAAACAACGGTCACCCATTAAGATTTTATGTTGATGCTGCAAAAACAACAGAATACACAACTGGGGTAACTAACACAGGTAATTCACCTGCACCAGGAAACTCAGGAGCATACACACAGATAGCTGTTGATAAAACAACACCAAATGTTTTATTCTATCAATGTTCTAACCACGGTAACATGGGTAACTATGTATTACATAATTCAACACATCTAAACACAGGTGTCTTTTTAAAGATGCCCGCAGCTGATGGTACAAATGGACAGGTACTTTCTACAAACGGATCAGGAACATTATCTTTTGCAGATAGTGTTTCGTTTCCAACTATCTCATCTATTAGTCCAACAGTTCTTGATAACAACGCTGGTAATATAGTTATTACTGGTACAAATTTTAAAGACAGTTCTACACCACCTTTTGTTGATGCAATTAACGCATCTACCGGTGCAATAGTGACTGCAAATTCTGTGACATTTACAAGTGCAACATCTGTAACTGCAAACTTTACTTTACCAGTTGATGGCACATATTTTTTAAGACTAGAGAATAATGATGGTATTGCATGTAGATCAGGAACAGCTTTACTTACGGTATCTGATGCACCTTCGTGGACAACTAACGCAGGATCTTTAGGAACAGTGGAAGCTGCAGGATCTGTCAACTTTACAGTTGCTGCAACAAATGCTACAAGTTTTGCTAAGACATCTGGAAGTTTTCCAGGTGGCGTAACTATTAATAACTCTGGTGTGATATCTGGTACTGAGTCAGGGTCAACTGCTACAACGACGTATACATTTACTATACGAGCAACGGATGCAGAAGGGCAAACAGCAGACCGTCAGTTTACAATTACAATATCTCACGGAGCGAGTGGAGGAGGACAATTTAACTAATGGCTACTACATATTTACAAAGAACTGAAAGTGCAGGAAATAGAAGAACTTTTACTTGGAGTGCATGGATTAAAAGAAGTAAGTTAGGTGCAAGTCAATTTCTTGCAGCTTGTTCTCATTCATCAAGTGATGAATCATATTTCTTTTTTAATGGAGGTGATCAATTAATTTGGCAATCATCGGCTGGAAATCAGGGAGATGTACGAACTAATAGAGTATTTAGAGACACAAATGCCTGGTACCATATAGTTTTGGCCGTTGATACAACACAAGCGACAGCATCAAATAGAATAAGATTTTATGTTAATGGTGTTGAAGAAACTTCATTTTCTAATGCAAGTTATCCAAATCAAGACACGCAACTTTATTGGAATGTAGGTGGTACTTATTATCCAAGAATCGGTAGACGACACGCAGCATCAGACTATTTTGATGGTCTTATGTCCCATATTATTCATGTTGATGGCACACAATTAACACCTTCAACTTTTGGCGAAACAGATGCTACAACTGGAGAATGGAAAATTAAAACCAACCTTTCTCCAACATGGGGGACAAATGGTTATTGGATTTTAAAAGATGGTAACTCAGTAACAGATCAATCTGGTCAAAATAATAACTGGACAGTTCAAGGTGGTACACTTACAAAAACAGAAGATAATCCAAGTAATGTTTTTGCTACATTAAATACTTTAACAACATTTGGTGGTAACAGTAATCCAGTAGTAGAAAGAGGTAACACAGTTTTAAATACATCTGGTAATAATTCTAACAAAGGTTTGTTTCTTTCAACTTTAGGAATGACACAAGGAAGTGGTAAATTTTATTGTGAAATAAAAGCAAATGATGTAACAAGATTTTCTGCTGGAGTTTGTAATAAAAATGTTTTTTTATCATCATCTGCACCAGACAGTCAAACTAATCAAGCTGCAATAACATATTATTATGATGGAACACTTTATTATGATAATAATGGAACTGTGTCTGGTGGTGTTTCATTATCAAATAATGATATTTTAGGCATAGCTTTAGATATGGAAAACTACAGATTATTTTTTCATAAAAATGGCACTTACATAAATAGTGGTGATCCAACGTCTTCAACTGGAAATGTTTTAACATTTACAAACGCAGCTCAATATGTACAAAACCATGGAGAAATGTTTTTCTTTGTAGCGGATACATCAACAAGTGGACAAGCAATATCTTCAGTTAATTTTGGTAATGGTTATTTTGATACAACAGCAGTATCTAGTGCAGGAACTAATGCTAGTAATAATGGAATTTTTGAGTATGATGTTCCAACAGGATATACTGCGTTATCAACAAAGGGGTTAAACTTATAATGGCTTATACAACAATTAATAAATCTACGGATTATTTTAATACAGTTCTTTACACAGGTAATGAAACTAATCCAAAAGCAATTACTGGTGTTGGACATCAGCCTGACTTTGTCTGGATAAAAACTCGTGATACTTCAGCAAAACCACATATGCTGTTTGATTCTGTTAGAGGTGTTTATAAAAACTTAAGAAGTGATGTAAATAATGCGGAAGATACAAATAATGAGACTTTAACTGCTTTTGGCACAGATGGTTTTACTCTTGGAAATAATGGTAAGACAAATCTAAATAGTGCTGCACATGTTGCATGGAATTGGAAAGCAGGAACAACTGGGTCAGGCACAACAACTGGATCAGGATATGGCAAAGCATATTCTTATTCTGTAAATACAACAGCAGGATTTTCTGTCATTACATATAAAGGCAATGGCACAGCAGGTCATACAATACCACACCATTTAGGAGCAACACCTAATTTAATTATTGTTAAAAATAGAGATGCAACTCAATCTTGGTTAGTAGGAATGACACAATTAGGTTGGACAAAAAATTTGCACCTTAATGAAAATGGAGCTGTAGAAACTACAACAAATATATGGAATGACACGGCACCTACTTCAACAGTTTTTACTGTAGGAACAAATACAAAATGTAATACTAATGATGAAGATTACATAGCTTATGTATTTGCAGAAAAAACTGGTTATAGCAAGTTTGGTTCTTATGTAGGTAATGGTAGTACTGGAGATAGTGCACCATTTGTCTATACTGGATTTAAACCTGCTTTTGTAATTTATAAAAATTCAAATGCAGTTTATCATTGGGGTATGTTTGATAATAAAAGAAGTCCTTTTAACGTAAAAGACGATTTATTATTTCCAAATTTAAGTAATGTTGAAAGTACTGGTGATGGTAGAAAAATTGATATGGTATCTAATGGTTTTAAAGTTAGAGTGTCAAGTGATACTAACGATATTAATGGATCTGGTAATACAATTATATACTGGGCATTTGCTGAAGCACCATTAGTAGGTACAAATAATATTCCAGCAACTGCGAGGTAATCTCGCATGTACTTCGGTGCTACTTCCTTTTCGGCAGCAGCCTTCTCAGATGTAGGCTTTAATCCTAACGCATTCGTAGCGGCTCAAGGTATACAATTAAATGTAGCTATTGGTAATTCTACAATATCTGGAGATGCTAATTTTTCAGTAACAGGTAAACGTGTAAATATATCTACCGGCAATGTAACTATTGTTGGTAAAGCAAGAGAGATATTAACAGGTCAAGGCCTTGAATTAAGTATAGGTGATGCACAAGCATCAATACCTATAGATGTTCCAGTAACTGGTAATGGTTTTGAATTAAGTAATGGCACTGTAACTACAAAAGCTGGGGCCAAACCAACAATAACAGGAAACAGATCAAACATAGCTATTGGTAATGTAACAATTATCGGTAAAGCTAATCTGTCTGTTACAGGAAACAGAGTCAATATAACTATTGGAGATGCAGTAGCAAAAGCAAATGCAACTGCTATAGTAACAGGTAAAAGATTTAATGTATCAACAAGCGATGTTACAGTGCTTGCTAAGGCAAAAGTATTGCCTACTGGTGAAGGGTTTGAAGTAGGAACCTCTGAAACTTTAATTAGAAAATGGGATGCAGTACCTACTAATGCATCACAAACTTGGACGGCTATACCTTAATATGTTTTTTGGAGCAACATCATTTTCGGCAACTACCTTTTCTGGAGTAGGTATTCAGAATGTGGTGGTATTAGCAAATGGTAATAGGGTTAATATTGCTATAGGAAATAGCACCGTTGGGTTTGGTACGACCGTAACAGGCAACAGATTTAACCTTGCCAATGGTACCGTTAATGTGGTATCTTGGAATGACGTAAATCCAAATGCAACAGGGGTGTGGGTCCCAATAGATCCACTAAACCCATAGGAGAAATATGGCATCGAGTTTTTCGACGAATTTAAAACTAGAGTTAATGACTACCGGTGAAAAGTCCGGAACTTGGGGTACAATAACTAATACCAATTTACAACAATTAGAACAAGCTGCATCAGGTTATATATCTGTAGACGTTGCAGCTAGTGATGTAGCATTAGCTATTAGTAATGGTGCTGTATCAAATGGTAAAAATTTATATTACAAACTAACAGGTACATTAGCTGCTAACAGAAATGTAACTTTACCTGACTCTACTGAAAGAGTAGTTATTGTAGAAGACTCAACATCTAGAACATCTAACAATTATACGTTAACATTTAAAACGGCATCAGGGACCGGGGTAACTTTACCACCAGGTTCTAGATCTTTATTATATTCAGATGGAACAAATGTAAACAAAGGTATTATCAACAAAGGTTATTATACAGTGCCAGGAGCATATACTGCTGTTGATGGTGATCAATTATTAGTGGATACATCAGGTAGTGGAATAAGTAGTGCTGTAACTGTGACACTGCCAGCATCACCAGCAATTGGTAATGAAGTTCATTTTATTGATAGTGGTAATAACTTTAGTTCTAACAATTTAACAATTGCTAGAAACGGATCTAATATATTAGGTGCTGCTTCTAATTTAGTTGTTAATACAAATAGTGCAGCTTTTACTTTAGTGTATGTTAACGCTACTAGAGGCTGGATCTATAAAGACAAAATATAGGAGCTAATAATGGCTCTAGTAGAGTATAGATTTCTTCCAGGAATAGATAAACAATCTTCAGACACAGGAGCAGAAAATCGTTGGATTGATTCTGACAACGTAAGATTTAGATATGGTTTACCAGAAAAAGTTGGTGGTTGGTCATCTCTTGTAACAGATACAATTGTAGGCGTAGCAAGGGCTATGCATGCTTTCACAGATTTAACAGGTAATAGATATGTTGCTATTGGAACAGATAAACTTTTACTTATATATTTTGAAGGACAGCTTTATGATATTACACCTTTAAAAACAACTTTAACATCTGCAACTATTGCAACTACAAACGGATCACCAACTTGTACAATTACAAAAGCAGCACATAATTTATCTGTAGGAGATATTATACAATTAGATAATGTTACTTTACCAGGTGGTACGGGTTTTAGTAACTCTGATTTTGAAGATAAAAACTTTCAAGTTATAACTGTTCCTACAACAGGCACATTTACAATAACACAATCTAGTAATGCATCAGGCACAGTATCAACTGGTGGTAGTTTAAGTATAAAACCTTTTGAACCTGTTGGACCAAGAGCACAAACATATGGTTATGGTTGGGGTGTAGCTGGCTGGGGAGATGGTAATTGGGGTGAAGCTGCAACCGCTTCTGACGTAGCACTAGAACCAGGACTATGGTCATTAGATAATTTTGGAGAAGTATTGATTGCAACTATTGCAAATGGTAAAACATTTACATGGAATGGTGGTGCTGCAACACCTTTAAATAATAGAGCAGCAACAAACACATCAGGATTTGAAACTACAAATAATCCAACAGCAAGTAGAATTACATTAATATCACCAACAACTCGACACTTAATACATCTTGCAACAGAAACAACAATTGGAACTAGCACAACACAAGACGATATGTTTATAAGATTTTCAGATCAAGAAGGTATTAATACCTATGCACCCACAGCTATCAATAGTGCAGGTACACAAAGATTGCAAGATGGTACAAAAATTATAGGGGCATTAAAAGCAAAAGAAACTATTTTAATATGGACAGATAATGCATTGTATACGATGAAGTTTGTTGGTGCACCATTTACATTTGGTTTTGAACAGGTTGGTACAAACTGTGGATTGATTGGCAAGAATGCAGCTGTAGAAATAGATGGTACAGCATATTGGATGTCACCCAAAGGTTTTTTTGCATTTGATGGTACAGTTAAATCACTACCTTGCACAGTAGAAGACCATGTATTTAATAATATAGACACGACAAAAGGACAACAAATAAACGCTGGTATAAATAATTTATTTACAGAAATTATTTGGTGGTATCCTGCATCTGGATCTGATTATAACGACAAATATGTAGTTCTTAATTTTGGTGAATCTGCATTGGTAAGAACTCTTGGTGGAGTTTGGTATACAGGTACAGAAGCTAGAACAAGTTGGGTAGATGCAACTATATATCCAAAACCTTTTGCAACAAAATATGATGTAAATTCTTCTGGAACCTTTCCAACAATTGTAGGTCAAACAGGTTTAGGACAGACAACATTATTTGAACATGAAGTAGGAACAGATCAAGTTAATCCAAATGGTACGACAACTACCGTATCTTCTTTTATTAAATCATATGACATAGATATAGAACAAAGATCTAGAAATCCAGTAGCACCAGCTGTAACCGGTGAAGTGTTTATGAAAATGAGAAGATTTGTTCCTGATTTTAAAACTTTGCAAGGTAATTCAAAAGTTACGCTAGGTGTAAAAAGATATCCACAAGACACACAAACAAACACAGCGTTAAGTCCTTTTACAATTACATCTTCTACTCTTAAAAAAGATACAAGAGCAAGAGGTAGATACATAAATGTTAAAATAGAAAATGATGCAGCTAGTGAAAAATGGCGATTTGGAACTCTTAAATTAGATGTACAATCGGATGGTAGAAGATAATGGCAAAAATTAATATAAGATTACCA